TTTCTTTAAGGTTGTCTACCGCAGACATACCAACTTCTCTATGGAGACGATTCAGCAGACAATTAACGGTTCGAATCTTCTTTCTACCTCGACTAATTCGTCTGGTACGGTAACTATTTCCAGAAATGGTGATCTCGTCCACAAGGTTTATGTTACATCCTCGACTAAGGGAATTATTAAAGGAGCGGATATCGTTTCTGAAGTTGAACTTGAAATTGGTGGTCAGCTTATAGATAGACATACGCAGGAATGGATGGACATTGTTAATGAACTTACAACTCCTCGATCGAAGGCTGTAGGATTAAAGCTGTCGATGGGTGAGATTGGTAGTACTGGAATCGATAGCGACCGGGTCGAGACCCGGCTTGTCCAGATTCCTCTCCATTTTTGGTTCTGCCGTAATCCGGGTCTCGCTCTCCCGCTTATTGCTCTTCAGTATCACGAAGTCAAACTTAAGTTTAAGTGGGGTTCATCTACTGTTGTTGGTGCTCAGGCGAATGTGTCTGTTTGGGCTGACTATATCTACCTTGATACTGATGAACGCAGACGTTTCGCACAGGTTTCGCATGAATACCTAATTGAACAGGTCCAGAAACAATCGGTTCGAAGTGCTAAATCGAACAAACTTATCTTTAATCACCCTGTGAAAGAACTTATTTGGACGAGTGATTCGTCTAATTCTTACGAAAGTGCCAAACTCGTTCTTAATGGCCATGATCGCTTTGCTCAGCAGCAGGAAGAGTATTTCCAGCTTCGTCAGCCATTTGACTATCATACCGCTGTGCCACACCAGAATTTAAATATTGCTGGTAAAATCGCAGATAAAGGTCTGTCCGTTAATAAACCGCTAATCGCTAGTGCAATTTCCGCAAATCAAACGATTGCGATACCTGGGGCGGACCCGATTGATTCAACGATCATTGTAAAGGATAGCGTCGGTATTTTTATTAAAACTACTCCTTTGGCCCCCCTGGTGGATGCTTCGACTGTTTCAGCCATCCCGGTCAATGTTCAGACACTGGCCACGAATAGTATTCTATATGTCTTTAACGAAGATAGATTTACCGAGGGAACTGTCCACGGTCTTGTTGTAGGTGATCACGTTGCGGTAACTGTAGCAGGTGGTCGTTCTTTAAACACGACCGTATATGCTACTGTCGTAGAGGCTGTACGAGTCACTGATGGTACTTTCCCAAATAATACTGTGGATACCCTCTTTGGTGATGGCAACACCAACCTCCATGCATTTACCTTTTCTGAACAACTTTTCAACGATAACACTGCTGTTACCATCACCACTTCCAACTTCCTAATTTCGAGTCTTTCTAAGGTAACGCCGACTGATTCCAATGCGAAAACCTCGAGTATGAGTAAAAAGATTAACTGTTATTCTTTCGCACTTAAGCCTGAGGAACACCAGCCGTCTGGCACATGCAACTTCTCCAGAATTGATACTGCTGTCCTCAACACGAAACAGAATCTTTCTGAAACCGATACTATTTACGCTGTGAACTACAATGTTCTTCGTATTATGAGTGGTATGGGTGGTCTTGCATACTCCAACTAAGAGTATGTATTTACAATTATATAAAATAATAGAAAAAATAATTAATAGAACTAATGATTAATTAATAGAATTTAGATTGAATCGATAATATTAAATTTATATGTTTTATTCTACATTAATTCTTGGATATAGAGACATACTTTCGAGTTCCTGAAACATTAGTTTACAGGCATAAGGAATACGAATTTCCGAGAAATCTATATAATTTTGACATTTTACACACTTCGATATATTATCCTCATAATTTACTGGGGAAATTAGATTACATTTATTACAAATGAACGTTTTATAGTTATCTGAAACGTCCATTGTTCTTTCTTTTAGAAATTGCATAGTCCCATGAGCAATCATACAATCTCGTTCCATCTCACCAAATCGAAGCCCACCATCTCTCGACCTTCCTTCTGGTGGTTGTCGGGTTAGGAGAACTCTCGGTCCCTTCGCTCTGGAATGAACTTTATCTTCGACCATATGCTTTAGACGCTGATAATACGTTGGTCCCATAAAGATTGAGACATCCATCTGCTGACCAGTAATTCCCGAATAGAGGACTTCATTCCCCGATTTATCCAGACCATTCTTCATTAGATTATCCTCAATATTCTTAATATCCAGATCATTAAAGGGTGTGCCGTCACCATACCCTCCGACGGTACAAACCAATTTACCTAGAATACATTCCACTAATTGTGCAATGGTCATCCGACTGGGAATCGCATGTGGATTGATAATAATATCTGGTGTAATTCCATCTTTGGAAAAGGGCATATCTTCTTGATTTACAATCATACCAATCGTACCTTTCTGACCATGTCGTGAGGAAAGTTTGTCCCCAATCGTTGGATTTCGAACTGAACGAACCTTTACCTTACAACATTTATTTCCTTCACCATTCACATTCACCTTGACATTATCGATCCACCCTTCTTCATTTTGTCTTAGCATAACACTACTATCTTTATACAAATTCTTCTGTCTTTTATCTTTATTTTTAATTGGACAGACCTTCCCAATAATAATATCATTCGAATCTACATAGGTATTAATATCCACTAATCCATTATTATTGAGTTTCGAATAGGAACCATGTTTCAAACCCTTTGTAATATTGGTATCTGGTTTAATAAACTTGTCATCATGACCAGAAGTGTGGATTTTTTTTTCTTCTTCACGATAGGTTCTATAAAAGGTTGAATTAAAGAGACCTCTTTCAACCGCTTGTCGATTAATTAGGATGGAATCCTCTTGATTGTAGCCTGTATAGGAAGCAATCGCTACAATCACATTCATACCATTCGGTAGTTTATTCGAAGGTAGATATTGTGAAATTCGTGTGTTTACAATCGGTTTATTGGAATAATGTAACAAATGTGACATTGTATCCATTCGATGTTTTAGGTTTGTGCAATGAATACCCATAGCCTGTTTACCCATAGCAGATTGATAGGTATTTCTAGGCGACTGATTGTGATTCAGTAGGGGAATACACGAAGACAAGACTCCCAAAATCAAAGACGGATGAATTTCACAATATTCGTATTGATTTTTGCTTTTTTTATCAATATTTAGATTCATCGAGATGAAAGAATGAAAGCATTCTTCTACATCGACATATTCGATCACTCCTTCTTCGGTTTTTTGCGTTAGAGACTCTCTTTCATTGAACATTTCGTTTTCATTTAGAGTTTTCACAAGTAGATTATTCCACCCAAATTGTCCGGATTTTAGTTTCGAGATATCTGATGGTGTAATTGTTAGTTTGTTTTTTTTAACTACAAATAGTGGTCTCATACATCTACCCGAATCTGTTAGAACATGAATTTCATTTAATTCGTAGTTAAATACAATCGACGTGTAGATATTAATAACACCCAACCTTTTTTGGGATTTTAGATACTTGAACAAATCATATGACTTTTCTGAGATTCCTAACCAATCTCCATTTACAAAGACTTTCGTTTTGTTTTTAATAATGTCAAAATCGAGAAAGGTTTCCTCTTCTGTCTCAATAAATTGGATCTTTCCCTTCAATAGTTTAATAATCGGTGAAACTCCAGAGTATTTTGTAACATAGGTTGAGACTGCTAGATTCTTTACCAACCCAATCGACCCACCTTCTGGTGTTTCTGGTGCACAGATAACCCCAAATTGTGTATTATGTAGTTTTCTAGGTGGCAATAGTTTACCTGTTTTTTCGGTCGGCGTATTCACGCGACGTAGATGTGAAAGAGTACTATTATAGGTCAATCGACTTAGAACTTGTGAGATACCCACCTTCGAAGAATTATATTTTCCCCAGTTCCCTGTAGCCAATCCATGTTTTAATCCTGCTGTAATCGTTGTAGACTTGAAGATTTTATTTACATTGGTTGGATTAATTATATTTTCAATCGAATAGTTGCTTTTCCAGGGATTACTATTGAGTTCTTTCATCAATGTATTTCTGGATTCTTTAATAAATTTACTATAATATTGTTTGAATAGAACGCGTAGTTCTTCACCTGTTGTAGAGACACGTTTATTACAATAACTATCACGATCGTCATATGGATGATTATACAACACACACAAAGCCAATTTCGAAATCATATAACCCAGATAGAAAGCTTTCTTTTTAAAATTTTTACCAACATGAGAGAGAACGTCTCGTTCAATCATACCTTTAAACAATTCAATTCGTCGTTCATCTGATAATCGAATATCCTTTGGTTGGCCAAGAATCATCGAATATTTGAGTAGATGATTAATCGCTTCATCTTGGGTATAAAGAAACGACGCTTCTTCAATCGAAGGAATAATCCATTTAAGAATTTCCTTTTGTTTTGGATCATCGAGATCATAACAAATATATTTTAGAATTTGTTTATCAGTCGTAATACCTAATGCTTTGAAGAGTATAAAGACTGGTACATCAACCTTAACATGTGGGATAGTGATTTTGAGTGTATAGCCGAAATTGTTTTCTTTACTCAAGAGCTTGATGCTAACATTTTTTGTATTGTTGGAACCATCCGAACAACAGGATTTAATTTCTGAGACGTGTGAATATTTCGAATTTTGTTTAGAGGTTTTGAAGACGAAGAGTTTATTTTCTGCAATTTTTTCCTGACAGACAATCACCTTTTCATTACCATTTACAATAAAGTAGCCACCAAGATCCATTTTACATTCTTCATCGGATGGGAAATCATTCAGCATACAATATTTCGATTTTACCATAATGGGAATATCTGCGATATTAATACCTTTAATCTCTTTGTAACTTACTCGTTTCTTATCTGCTCCACTCGGGTTTTCCAAGACAATTACTTCGATATCGACATATAAAGTTGAGGTATAATTCAAATTTCGACTACGAGCATCTTGTGGAAACATCTTTTTTATACTTCCATCATTCTCACTAATTTGAGGTTTGGTATAGTAAACATTGACAAAATTTACGACAATTTCATATTTATAATTATTCAATTCGGTATTATAATCATGATAAATGGATAAAGGATTGGAATTTTTGATAATACAGGGAATTTTGTTCTCTATAAAATCGTTAAATGAATCGATATGATGTTTGATGAGATATTTCTTCTTATCAGAGTCAAGCATCGACTTGATGACGCACCAAACATCGTTCGGATTCAGTTTAGACATTTTATTAAAGTTATACACTCTGATTTAAATCAATTTTTTAACTTATTCATAATAAAATTTTTAACTTATTCATAATAAAATTTTTAACTTATTCATAATAAAAAAGAAATGCTAAAAGAAATAAGAGACTAATCGCTATTAGTTCTTTATATAAGTGTCGTGTGGTAGGCTGACCCTTTTTAATAGTAGTATTCGTTTCAAAAGGTTCTATCGAATCATATTCAAATAATTTTCTAAATTTTATTGGTAATATTTTTTTCGATGGAGATTCGGAGAACTCCTTACTTTCTATCTGGTTTTCACTCGGGTAAGAAACCTTATATTGATTTATGGTGGTATCCTCTTCATCTTCTCCTTCTCCTTCGATTACAAATGGTGCATATTCTGGATATGTTTCAATTAATGTACTATAATCGATGAAATGGGGTTCCTTTTTACAAATACTTCCATCGGTCTGACCCATCGTAGATGAGATGTCTGTCGGATCCATCGTTACTACTTCTGATAAATTATAGACATCATAGACGGCTTTTTGTAATAAGGTTTTAACCTGAATATTTAACGAACTTTTTTCTAATCGATTTAAATTTGCCATTATTGAATTCTTCGTCAAAGTATCTACATTTATCAGATCACTTCCTTCATTTACAAGGAATTTAATAATCTCCAAAGTTCTATTTCTTGAGATTACCGCAGTATGTAACGGTTTTCTTCCAGCTTTATCTTTACGACTCAAACAACAGGGTGCATTGATTAAACTATACACTTGTTTGACAATCTCTAAATTACCACATTTTACAGCACAATGTAAAATTATTTCCTGTTTATTATTGATCGAATTTATATCACTACCCAGTTTATATAATTCATTGATCAAATAACTATGACCTTTCAAACAAGCTATATGTAAGACTGTGTTTCCATCTTTATTTTTAGCATCCATAAAGTTGGTACAATTTTTTAAAAGATACAGAATACATTTATTGGAGTTCCAATAAATTGCCTCATGTAATAATGTATTCCCTTCATAATTATAATCAATTCGTTGAGACAGGTCATTAATTCGATTCGAATCCTTTAGTAATTGGACCATTCTATTTATAGAATCATGTCGTATAGCATCAATAATATCTCTATCGAGTAATAATTTTATATCATTTTCGTTCAAAACGGATTGGGCCTCATTACAGAATTCAAGGTGATTGTTGGGATGCTGGTGCTCAAGGGCTTCTTTTTCGACGAATTCTCCCTTCTGGAGGGAACATTTTCTATAATGTATATTATACATCGACGTATCCTTGGATAATTTTAGGACGTCGAACATTTTACACTTCGATTGAGTCTCACTAGTCGGATTAAAATTCGATGACGGTTTAATACAAGTATAATCTGTCATTTATTATATTATTATATTATTATTTAAAATGTCTATATATCAGATATACGATTCCGATCAATAATAAGACTAATACTAAATCAATAAGAAATGTTCCTATACTCTTTTCATTACAAACACCAATCGAACAACCCTTCTCATCGGTTTTTAAGGTAAACCCTAATAAGCATTTTGGTGTCTTAGCGTCTGGACAAAAGGTAAAAGAATTACCAATATCAATCAGTTCTTTAATTTCGTTCTTATTTAATGAATCATTACTTTTTTTATTATTTAATTTTAGTAATTTCGAGTTCGGATTAACCGTTAATAAAACCAGTGGGTCCGTGTCGACACTTTGCATAGGACGTAGTTTAAAATCAACAATGATAGCCTCTAATTTGTTCGATTCCTTTTCAGCTGGTGTCTGTTCCATATTCGGATCACTAAATTTTTTGATGAAATCATTCATTTTTCCATTATTAAAATTATTGGTGTCGCCTTTATTATTATACATAAATTGTGCCTTATCTTCTGTATAAATGGTTAATCCATTATCTAAATATAAAATTGGTACGACATCTTTCGTCTTCTTTTTATTCCGATAACTATAATAATTATTGTCTGGTTCCATTGGTTGAACAGTTGTAGTCGTCATACTAATATAGTATTATATATTGTTAAAAATATAGATTTTAATTATCTATATATACTTATGACTAAGGTTCGTATAGTAAAATTGGATGATGCCATAAAAATGGAAAAATCCCCACCGAATACCTATTCCGTTTATAAAAATCTAATCGATAATCCAGAAAAAATAAAAAACTATATAGAAAAAAAGTCTCGAAAGAATACAGATTCAAAATTTAAAGAACAATTTAAATCCAAGGTCGTTACCAAAAAAACCAAAAAAAATATTCGTTCCAAAATTAAATATAAATCTCTTGGAAAAAATGTCATTAATAAAATCTTTCACAAAATTAATAATGAACAACAAATTAAATCCGTCAATAAAGTTAATTTTTTAAAATTATTTCGAGAAATTATTCGAACGAATGATGTTAGTCTTTCGAATAAATTTATTAAAATTATTAATCGAAAACAACTCGTCCTGATCTTATCTTTTTTAGGTGTTGTTCGAACCAAAACTCAAGCACCCACCCCCTTATTAAAAAATCTTTTATATAATTGTATAACCTCTACGATTACGATCATTACTTAGTAACCAATTCGGAACGAAGTTTCATAAGAAGTTTGCCATGATTATTCTCACCATTCCCATCTTTATCTTGACCCCAAAATTTATCCGTATCTCTAAAGATTAGAATATTCTTCCCAGTTTTCAGCAATTTGTCCTTGAGCTCTGTATTCTGTGAATAATATTCGAGCATAATTTCTTCGAGTGTATTTAATTTGTCTGTTTCCCATTCGGTCTCAAGTTTCTTTTTCATCTTTTTCATATTGGTTTTATTTCCTGTTTTCTTTGCAAGATTTGGAAGATCTCCTACATATGTATCGGAATCGACCGTAAATAAATCCTTAAAATCCTCATCATTATTTTTCGTGGAATTGAAAGCATGTTCGAGAGTAATAAATTTACGACCTTTATAACTAAAGGGTTCAGCTATATTAAAATTCGACAACCATTTATACGCCTTCGTTTTAGTCGTGTAAACTAAGTTTTCAATTTCAGAAGATTCCTCGACTTCTTCATTCGAGTGTGAGGAATCCTCTTTCGAGACAGTGGTCTTAGAATCTTGTAGAACACCAATAACCGAAATCTTATTATCACCAAATTCAAAACGTTTACCAATAATTTTAATCATAATTTCTTCGTTTTCTTGTAATTTAGAAAAGTACTCATTCTCTTGATGATGTTGTTTCGCGAGTAGAATACTCATAGGGGAATCGTCGTCATCAACATAAGCCATAATACCCATCTTATTGATATTTTCAACTTTACATTTGACCAGATCACCTTCTTGTGGATTACAGACCTGAGCTACATAGGTAATATTGTAAATGATGTTACCATTAAATTGGGACATCATTAGTTTTCCCATACTTCGTTTGACTAATCGCACACTATCCTTTTTAATATAACCATTATTAACACACTTCCCTTCTATCTCATTACGAATCTTTTCTTTCAAAACATGATCAATATCATTCGACAGCTGGTTCGAATTGATCGCGGTGGTATAAGTTTGTTCGTTTTCAAAATAGAGAGTCATTATATATATATATATAATAGTAATTATAAATAAATCAATTTTTAATTTTTTTTAATTTTTTTAAATTGATACCTCGTTCGATTGCTTCTTCTGCACTGAAGAACCAACGCAAGTTGTTACGTTCTTCGACCTCATTCAGTCGCATATAGAGATCTAATTCTAAACATAACAAATCTTTACCTGGAATATGTGCCGATATACTCGGATAAATGTCTCCACGAATTTTATTTATATACTCAACAATTTTAAACTTGTTCATACCTTCATTACCACAGATACTTCCAGAAACAAAATTTCGAAGTTTGGTTGTTTCTGGATTATTTTCTTTAATTTTAACATACATTTTTCCTTTTTTGGTACTCATGTATATAATTATTTTATTCTGAGGATTTTCGTTTTCGATGGTCTTTTTTAGTTGTTTTAAGATGAGTAATTTCGACTGTTTATCGACTAAAGGAAATGTACCATCTTTACCATCTTTACCATCTTTATAAGCAAAATAGACAACGGTCGATTCATCGACGGCAATTTTATATCCAAATATAGCACTGTTTGGTTTGGAACGAATACCTAAATCACGATTAAAATACAATAGATGGTTCTCTAAATGTTGAACCATTTGAGCATCTAACCCGTCATCCGAGAGAGACTTTTTAGCGTCCCTTTGTATGAGTGTTTCTATTAACATTTGTTTTTTAATCGTATCGAGATACGAATATTCAAAATTAAATAAATTATTCTCTTTAATTCGGATAAACTGATTCATAAGTGTATTTTTCTTCTGAACCTCTGTCGTTTTCTTAAGTCTATCCTCAATTATTTTTTTTTTAGAATTATAGATTTTATCGAGTTGTTTTTGGTATATACGAGTTCCAGTATCCGAGGTTCCTGTCGTATTTTTTGTTAAAATTAGCCTTTGATTCGTAGTATCTATATACCTTCTCTTTTTCGTTTGTGGAAATCTTAAATTATTAATCGTAGCGAATTGACCTTTAATATATTTCGGTTTTACTATATATTTACTACCCACTCTTTCTAATAAACTCACTCTATGATAGGGATCTTTTAGGACTTCACTCTTTTCCACTATCTCGTTTAAACTATAATATAGAAGGTCATAATCCTTTTCACTATAGACCTCACTATACAGTTTTTTAAGATCAGTTAGAGTATAAAAGAATTGTTTTGTGAAAAATGTTTTTAAGAATTTTTTAATTTCATCGATATTATCTTCTATAAATCTATAATCTAATGTATTCGAATTCGAAGCAGGACTGTCGCTTTCATAAACACACTTAAAATCACAATTTTTAAAATTACAGATACGGCTCTGATCTAAATCGTTTAATCCAACTTCATGTTTCGTTCCACGAGAGGTTTCTATAGAGAATTTCTTCTTATAAATCTTATCAGTAAAGCGATTCATTTCCTTATTAATCCCACAATCGATTGCATTTGTTTTGATTAAATATTCTACTTCAGCAATATTTTTGGATTTTTGTTCCGAAATTCTATACATTTTAAGGTCAATCGTTTCATATTTTTTTGGGACGGTAGAAGCATATAAATAGACTAACACATTCCGTTGTTTAAATGGTAAATTTATATGAGAACAATTACGAATTGCTCGACCAATAACCTGTTCTGATTTATTCATATGAAACCATGGATCTAAGATATGGACTTCGCGAATATACTTAAAATCTAAACCTTCTGCAGCGGTTTCACTACCAATGATTACCTTGACTTTTTGTCCTTTATTATTCTCGTGTTCTATTTTAAGATAATTAATATAACTATTTTTCGATAATTCATTATCACCTGTAATAAGAATATACTTTTTATCATTTTTTTTTTCATTATCGATTAAAGACCCCTCATAATTACTATAACCATTTAATTCGAGTGTTAAAGCGAGTGGTA